GATCTGGAAAACATCTATCGGACTTATAACGATGTAGTTGATTATTTTGGTACGCCACTTGCGGCTGAGTTCTGTACCACTATTGATGATACAAACCTGTCTTTTGAAGAGCTGGTTACCAATCTTTGTGATGCCGTATTTTGTACCGCATATCGGCAAAACAATAAGCTCAAGCTTTATTTTGAACGTCCAACTGATAACTCGGTAATGCTGTTTAACTTCAGGAATATCATTCCGGATAGTTACAAGCATGACCTTACCTTTGGCGTGATGGATGACTACGATGGACTGATCTATGAATACACGGATCCGACCGACGATAGTCGTATCAATATCTATTTGCCAGACAAAGGAGCAAAGAACCCGAAAGAAGTGAAATCCGTTGGGGTGCGAAACAAGTGGCAAGCTCATTTTAATGCGTACCGGCTCTGGAACAAGCTTCGGTTTCAACGTAAATCCATCACCTTTGATGCGGCGCCTGAGTCTGAATTGCTTGTGCTACGTGACCGTATTGCCGTAGCGGATTACCGCAATGGCATCCATCAAAGCGGGGAAGTGGTACAGCAAGAGGGTTTAATCCTCACCTTAAGCCATGATGTAGATTTCATTGCAGGCAAGAGCTATGTGATCTATCTGCAAATGGGGGATGGCACAGTGGACCTTATTCCTGTTACCGCTGGATCTGCCAAGAACAAGGTGGTTTTAGGCCGTTTACCGAACGGGGCCTTAAAGCTTAGTCCTGATGATTTTGTGAATACTATCTATACGGTGGTTAATGACGATACCAAAGGCTCACTGCCTTATCTGGTTGCAAAAAGAGAACCGGCTGACCAGTTCTCTAATACCATTACTGCAATTAATTACGATGAACGTTATTACCTCAATGACAAGGACTTTATTGACGTGCCGGTAGATGATTCACCGATTTACATTCGATATGACCAGCTAGATATAAATCTGGCTCGTTTGTATCAAATGCAAAGAGGGGATTTGCCAACGACTGGAGAAATCAGTTTTGTAGTTGAAGCAGGTGCACTGGTTTCAAGTTCAAGTTCTTATCGACCGGAAACCAGATTTGTCTATAAATTCGACTATAAGTCTAGTCCTGCAAAACGAGAGTATATCGTTCCAGCTGCATCAGAATTACCTGCTATTGATACTGGTGAGTTCCCACCTGATCTCGTGGTAAATTTGACTATTAAAGGTGCTGTTGTTGGACGTGGTGGAGATGGCGGGTTGCCACATCTAGCTTACGGAGATTGGGAAAAAGATTCTGACTTCAATTTTACCAAAACCCGCCGTGATGGGTTTCAGGGAGCACCCGGTTTGTTGAACCGGCACAGCAAACTAAACCTGATTATCGATGGAGGGACGTTAGCTCGAGGCGGTTCAGGTGGTGGAGCAACACCAAGTGGTATTTACACTGGATCATCTTATGGGGTTCAGGGAATTCCCGGTGGTGCTGGAGCACCATTTGGTCGGGTCATGACTGGACAGCCGATTTCAAATGACTCACAAGATTATCGCCTCTATCTGGAGAGTTATTTATTGGTTATGAAAATCACTGATGCTGAAGCTTCGGTACCCGGTAAAGGTTACCGAACCCAAAATGACCGTTATGGGTCTCCATTATCAGGTGATGGTGGAAACTGGGGCGAACGTGGCACCAAGTCCACCAATGATGGAACGTGGAACTGGCAATACCATGGCACAACTGAAGGCCAGCCGGGGCCGGGTGGACCTGCAATTGTTGGGGTGGCACCGCTAACGACTCAATTGATTAACGGAGGGAAAATCTTACAAACCCTTTAAACTTTAAAAGAACTTTGAGCACCCATTTAGGGTGCTTTTTTATTGCCTATGATCTGGAGGATGGCATGCATGAACGGTCAAACAAATAGCGTGGTCGAAGCAGCTGCAAGTACGGCTGCCGCGACTGCAACAAAATTTACTTATGGCTATGTAGTAGGGGGCAGCTTGATTGGTGTAGTTGGCAAAATTGATTGGGCTGTTGTCTTTTCAATCGTAATCGGTTTAGCGACCTATTTTACTAATCTCTATTTTAAGCGCCGTGATGAAAAGCGTAAGAACGAGATTCATGAGCTTCAAACCAAGCAATATGAGCTAACTAAGAAACGTTTAGAAGGGGAAACAGATGACAAGCGAACAGACTAGAGCATACCTTTCATTTGCTCTTGTGGGATTAATGTTTGTATTGGTGATTGCTTTATTTTTTGTGGAAATGCCACGGGAAAATAGCACTCTTTTAAATACAGCATTGGGTTTTATTGCGGGGGCGATGTCTATGGCGTGTGGCTATTACTTCGGTAGTTCAGAGCTAGAAAAGAAAAAGAAAACCGAAGAAACCAAGCATTTGTAATTTACTAAATCTTTATACCGCCTTCGGGCGGTTTTTTTATATCTGAAGGAAACCGAAATGAACATTGAAAAATATCTTGATGAATTAATTAAGCGTGAAGGCGGGTATGTAAATAACCCAGCTGATCGGGGCGGTGCAACCAAATACGGTATTACTGAAGCAGTAGCACGTACAAATGGTTTTAAGGGCAATATGAAAGATTTACCACTTGAAGTGGCCAAAGCAATTTACAAAAAGCAGTATTGGACAACTCCGCGATTCGATCAGATAAATACTATTAGCTCAGCAGTAGCTGAAGAGTTATTAGATACGGGTGTGAACTGTGGTACTGGCTTTGCAAAGCCACTGTTACAACGGGCTTTGAACTTGCTTAACAACCAAGGCAGAGCAGGTTGGCTAGATCTTTCTATAGATGGAATTTATGGCCCAGCTACTTTAAGTGCTCTAAAAACTTATTTAAGCAAGCGCGGCAAAGAAGGTGAAAAAGTATTGGTGCGAGTTCTTAATATCATGCAAGGCCAACGCTACATTGAAATCTGTGAGCGTAACCCTAGCCAGGAACAATTCTTTTACGGTTGGATTGCTAACCGCATTTCACTATGA